GGAGCAAGGCGCGATGACGCAGGTTGATGCAGCGGCGGAGGGCGCCCCGGTAACGCCCAAGGAAATGATCGACCTGATCACCCTTATTGGGCTCGGCAAGGCCAATTGGATCGAACGCGCAAAGGCTGGGAAGTTCAAGGCGGCCCCCGAATATATCCTCGTCAATGAGAGGCGCCTGGTGGTGCTGCGCGCGATTCTGGTGATCCTCCAAGGAAAGGCGAAGGGATGAGCCGGGCAAGCGATCTTCTTCATGCCGTCATGGATAAGTTGCACGCGCGCGGCGTTCGCCCGGAGATCGTCAACGGCAGGCATATCAAGGTCCGATGGCGTCAAGGCGGGTCAACGCGGCAAGTTGTGCTCTCCCGCTCACCGAGCGATTGGCGGACCACCGCGAATGCTTTGCGCGATCTTCGGAGGGAAATCGAGCGATGATCGAGCCCCCTCTCTTGATGCTTGCGGAAGGCCGCCGTCCGCGTCTCCGTCGGGCGCCCCGCCTGCCGGCTGACAAGGAATCCAAACTCCATGTGCAGGTGGCGAACACGCTGTTTGATCATGCCTTGCCAGATTGGCGCTGGTCGCATTTCCCGGCCGGCGAGAAGCGCAACAAGATCACCGGCGCCCGCCTCAAACGGATGGGCTTGCGGCGCGGCTGGCCGGACTTTCAACTCGTTTCACCAGCCGGGGTCTATCACGGCCTCGAGCTCAAGCGGCTTGGTGAACCCCTAACCGACGATCAGGAAGAGTTTCAATTGTGGTGCATTCAGCGCGGCGTCCCGCATGCCGTCGCCTATACACTCGACCAGGCGCATATCGCCTTGGATTCCTGGGGTTGCCTCCGCATCAAGTTTGGGGAGCGGTTGTGAGCGTTATCGCCGATCTTATCCGGGCTGGCGTTGATCCAGACCTCGTTGCCAAGGTCGCCCAGGAAATGGTCGAGGCTGCGCGCGGTGCGGTTCAAGTTCGGACGGCGCGGCAAGAGCGCAACGCAAGATATTACGCTAAAGCGTCTGAAAAGCGTCTTAATGCGTCTAATTCAGACGTTCAAGACGCTTCTCAAAAGGGTTCCGATGGTTCCCCTGATAAAGAAATCCCCCCCACACCCCCTAAAGAAATTAACCCCTCCTTACCTCCCAAAACCACCTCCTCGCTTCGCTCGGAGGACACGCGCGCACGGCGCGCTTCCCTCGCCGCTGAATTTCAAACCGAGTTCTGGCCGGAATATCCGAACAAGGTCGGCAAGCCGGTGGCTGAGAGTTCCTGGATCAAGGCGCGCGACAAGGCCTCTCTCGACGTGATCATGGCGGGCCTCCGGGCTTATCTCGCCAAGACCGATGACCGGCCGTGGTGCAACCCCTCGACATGGCTCAATCAGGAACGCTGGGACGATCGCCCGGCCGGCCCGCCGCCGCCGCGTGCCGGCCCGCCGCCGCGTAGCAACGGGACTCGTGGTTTTGTTGAGCTTGTGATGGCGGAAATCGAGGCGGAGGAAAGGCATGGCGGATCTAGCGATAGCGACTTCGATGGCGGAGGCGAAGAGACAGCTTACGCTCATGTTCAAAGGGTTCCCTTTGTTCGGTGACCCCGCCGAATTGAAACTGGAATTTGATGCGTACTGGTCGGCGCTTTCCGACCTTCCGCCGGGTGCCATTGTGGCCGCTTGCAAGGATGGCGCGAGGGGGAAGATCCGCGACGACGGAAAGAAACCGACGTCGCCGCAGCTTTATCAAAGGGCTGAGCGCTATGCGAACGCCAGCAAGCCGAAAAAACCATATCGGCCCGACAAGCCGCGCCAAATTTCAAAGGATGAGGCGCGCCGCGTAGCCAAGGGGCTTGGGCAATTGGCCGCAGAACTTGCTCTCACATCCAAGAAGGCGGGTTGAATGAGTTCTGGCCCCGCAGCCCCGGTCAAACCGAAGACCGCTGTCTTATCCTGGCAGGAGCGGCAACAGGCCCTGCGCATGGAACAGATGATCGTCGGGCTGGCCCAGCCGCACCGCGGGGGCAGCGAGAGCAAACTTCGCGAGAGCGCCCTCGGCCGCTTTGTCGAGGACTATCAATGCGGCGGCGAGTGCTATCGTGCCGGGATGATGTACAGCGCTCTCGTTTGGAAGTGGCGGCTGGCGGTTGGCGCCGATGTTCCGGATTGGGTGCGGGCAGCCTATGGCGGCAGCGGCCGGTCAGCGGGAGCTCCGGACCCAGACAAAGAAAAGGAACACGCCCAGGACGTCCGCGATTGGCTCAGGGAGATTCGCGAATGCGATCGGGCGCTGAAGGCAATTACCCCTCGGCCGACGGTTTTTGACGCGGCGCGGGCGATGATTCTGGATGATCGGGAGCCGAGCCCATCGATTGCGGCCCCGCTGAAACGCGGTCTCTTGGCTTTGGCGGTCGCGATCGGCCTGCTGCCGTATTGACCGGCACCTGTGGATAATTGCAGGCGCCGGCTTTTCAAGCGTGGCATTACGGGTGTAAAGCGGGTTTACCGATTGGCGAGAAACCGCGCCCAGGGTTTTGACTATGGCTTAGCCGTTCAATACTCTCCCGCCAACATGATGGTCAGGACGCGGGTCGTCTGGCTCGGGTCGCTTGGATCTTCAGATCCGTATTGCATCCGGACATCGTAATAGTCGATCTTCCAGAAGATTTTCTCGTCCGCATGAGTGAACTCGCCGAAGTCGCGCTCCCCATGAGGGTCGTTGTCTTCGTTGAAGTCGTTGAACAACTCGACTTTTTCGCGAATCCTCGAGCGGTCTGCAGCGTCCATTGCGGCGATGCCTTGGGTCATCACCACCTTGCCGGTGACGCCCATTGCTGTGCGGCAAAGGTCGTTTAGTTCTGCGATTTTTTCGGTCTTCGGGTCTCTTTCGATCGTCTCTGTCATTGATTCTCTCCGTGGCAGGATTTTGGGTTGACGACGTCTAGCGATAGGAAGGCGGGGTGATTCCCTCCTTTCTCGCCATGGCCCAGCGGTCGAAATTGTCCGGCGCGCCGATCTCTTGGATGGTGATTCCCATCGTTTGCTCGAGCCACTGCGCGGCCATATGGCGGTGGCAATAGGTGGTCCCGGCCTGGATGGAGGGCGCGCTTTCGTAGCAACACAGAACGGGCGTTTTATCCCCCGCTATTGCCTTGATTTCGTACCACGTCAGCTTGGGATCGAGCCCCGCCAAAATGGCGTTGTAGCGCTCGAGATATTCGGCGAGGCCAACGCTGTTGAACCAAAGCCCCGGCGCCAGCTTTTTGAATGTCCGGTAGCCTGCCGGCATGCCGCGCGGAACACCCCGCGAGACGCCTATTTTGATGTGGTCGGCCGGCACCGGCGCGTACCACGAGCCCGTCTTGATTTCCATTGCATTTCCTCTTTCGAGAGAGTAAGAATTATACGTCATTGTGCCTCTCCGTGGCAGGAAAAGCCTGATGATATTTGGCCCTCGCCCCGGAGCCGGGATTGAGGGCCAAATTGTTTTTAACGGGCTCCGATCATCCGGACCCCGGCGCCGCGATTGATCGGCTGGTTAAAGGCGGCGCCGTTGCCAGCGGCATGCCCGGCTTGGAAGGCCGCGCGATCGCTGATGTTGCGGCGACCTCCGCCACGCCGGCTGAAGTGCATTCCTTCGCGCTCGAGCCGCGCTTTTGCGTCCCGCTGCCGCTGCCGGCTTGCGTCGGTGGTGAGCTCCTTTAGGCGCTCCGAGATCCGGCTGCAGACGCCCAGGCAAAAATCACGAATGCGCTGGCTGCGGTCATATTCGGATTCGCGTGATCTCTGGGTGACCGCGGTGCCGGCGAAGAGGTCGTTTTGCGCCCTGGCGCTGGCGACCCTTTTTGCTCCGGTGCGGACGCCGCCGGCCTCGGCGATATAGCCAAGAGCGGCGCGGGTGACGAAAGCATCGAGCGCGTCGGTCAGCCAGTAAGCAAACATCGTGTCGCTCTCTTTGCCGGCATAGACGATCGCCGCGTCTTCGACCCATGCGAATGTGCCAGTAAAGGCGCTGATGCCATGGGCCAGGCTACTGCTCCAATCATAGGCTCTCGTCGCTTTCTTCGAGGCGTATTTCTCTTTCACGAACGCCTCGGCTTCGACGGCTTCGCGGTCGAGCCCATAGGCCTGCATGATCTCTTGCGCCTTGGCGACGGCCGACATGGCCTCCGCTTCGGTCGCACCGTTCTCGACGGTCTTGGAAAGCAGCGCTTTGATCCGGCGGATCAGCGTCTCTTTCGGAGTGGATTTGGTTTCGGTCTCGGTCACTGAAATGCTCCGTGGCAGGAATGGATTACTTGACAAGTTCAGTATAGATGAAAGCCGCCAAAAGTACAGTAAAAAGCGCGCAAAATCAACAACTTAGTCTGTTTTTGCGGGGAGCCATATGGCACTCGTCGGGTCCACCGGCGGGGAGGGTGAGAGTCCCTGACCCGCTCCAGTTTTGGCGCGCAGCTTCTCCATGCGCTCCATGTCCTTGCTGAAGAACTTATCGCGCCATATGCGGCTGCATGTGTTCTCATGATCCATCATGTATTTCGCGATTTTGGCGGGGTTCTTGAGCGCTTTGGTTGCGTTTGTGCTCGTTGGATAGGCGTAGGCGGTGCGCCCGGTCTCGGTGTCGCCGCAGATGAATCCGCCCTGTTCGTCGAATGCGTAAAGCAGCGTCATCGACTCTCTCCTATGCTGCGAGAACGACTTCGGCCTGGGCCGAGGTCATCCGGAGCTCGCGCTCCATTGCGTAGAGCGCCGACTGCATCGCTTTCAGCTTGTCGGCCATGAGGCGCGCCCGGTCCGGGCTAACCTTGGTGGCGACGACACATTCGCCGTCTTTCCACCCGGCCGCCGCCATCCGCGCCATCGTTTCGATTTTCTCTTCCATCCGGTTCACCGTGCGCACGTCTTCTTCCGAAGCCTTGGGCGCGCTATCTCCGAAGATGTCAGTCTGTGTTTTTGCTTCCAGCACGGTATCAACCGCGGTCCGGATCGCCTTGTAACCAGAGAGCACACCCCGCTGGACAAGGCGGGCGACTTTCATCTGAGCCGTATGGTCGGGCAGGCGGGAGATTTCGCTCGCCGCCTCTTGCGATAGGTTGCCCGTCTCGTAAAGTTGCAAAAGCGCCGGCTCGAGTTTCAGAAGCCGGGTGCGCTCTTCAACGCGCCAGGTCTGCATGCCGAGCTTTTTGGCCAGGGCCTCGGGCTCATAGCCGCGATCGACCATCCGCTGAAAGGCGCGGGCTTCCTCGATCGGCTTGATGTCGGCCCGCTGCAAATTCTCGATGATGGCGTCGATATCGCGTGTCATGTCGTCCATCGCCCGCACATGGCAGAGGATGGTATCGAAGCCTTCGACGCCGCGCTTGGCGAGGAGTTGGTGAGCCCGGAAGCGGCGCTCGCCCATGACGATCTCATATTGGGCCTTGCCCATCGGGCGGACGGTGATCGGCTGCTTGAGCCCGTTCTCTTTGAGTGAGGCGGCCAGGTCTTCGAGCGCCTTGGCCTCGAAAATCTTGCGCGGCTGGTCAGCGTTCGCGGCGATTTGCGCGAGGGGAATACGTTTTAGCATTTTAAGTCTCCGTGGCAGGGATTACTTTCAACAACAATAGTATAGCAAGAATAGCCACGAAGTACACTAAAAAAGCGAGGCAACGGCTTGTTTTCACGAGGCTTTCTCGGCTCTGTCCCGCCGGTCTTGATCAATACCGTCATTCGGTCGGCGGATGTTGCGGGCTGGGGCGAAGTCTTTGTCGCTTGCTCCGGCACCTTCCGCACCGAAAAGCTGGTGCTGGGTGCGTGTCCTGGCGCGATCGTTCGCTCGAACGACGTCTCGCTGTTCTCGGTGGCGATGGGCCGTTGGCTCACCGGCGCGCCGCTCGATTTCCAGTTTGTCCGCGATCTCGGCTTTGTCGAAGAGCTCGGCCTCTGCGAGCCGGTCGACCGGGTGGCGGCGATCGTCGTCGCGATGACGATGGCGGGCTATTCAGGCGGCAAGGCGAACCGCTTCAAGAGCGCTCATCTGGAGCACTTCCGCGATAAGTTCCTCGGCTATGTGACGAAGCAGGCCGCGAAGATCGAACCCTTCAAGGCGGTGACGCCGGTGAGCTCGTTTTTCGCCGGCGATTGGCTGGCCCATATCGACGCCGCGATCGCCGCTGGCGCCGGGGTGCTGGCCTATCCGCCAACCTTCAAGGGCGGCTACGAGAAAATGTTCGCATTCATCAATGCTAATGTAGAGTGGGACGCGCCGAAGTACGATCTCTGGAACCCCAACCATATCGGTGAGGTCACCGAAAAGCTCGATGCGAGCGGGATCCCATATTTCATTTACGCCGATCAGGAGATCAAAGGCCGCAAGCCGGCGATCGAGTTTGACCAGAACGGCCGGCGGACGATCTACGGCTATGCGCGGGCCAAGCGGGACGGCTATCTGACCAAATCGCTCGGACCCGGGGAAGCCTTCGCTTATACGGCCGTCGACCCCGGCACGATGACGCCCGCGAGCCTGATTGCGGTTGTCCCGGCCGCCGGCAAGCGGCTGATCTTTCTCAAGAACGTCTACCTCAAAAAGACGATTCAGCACTCATCGGGAATGGTGAATTTCCTGGTCTATGTCGACGGCAAGCTGGCCGGCGCCATGATCTACTCGCTGGAGAAGTTCAACACCGGCGAGCGACGCATTTTTCTGCTCTCGGATTTCTCGACGACGCGCAGCGGCCGGGTGGCGAAGCTGATCGCCCGCATCGCCGCATGCCGCGAAGTGGTCTCCTATGTGGAACGCCACTTCGTCATCAAGATTGACCAGGTCGCCACCGCGGTCTTCTCGGACAACCCCGTCTCGATGAAATATCGCGGCGTGTTCGAGCTGACCAAACGCGAGGAACGCAATGCCCCGGAAGGCAAATATTGCCTCTTCTACGTCGCCCAAGTCCACGACGAAACCGCCCAAGACGCTTACGCCTGGTGGGCCGCCCGCAACCTGGGAAAAGCTCCAGGCAAAAATCATCACCGTCAGCCCGAAGGCGCTGCGGCGGCGTGAGGTCAATGCCCGGTTCATGGAGCCTGGCCAGTTTCTGCGCCTAGTCGAGAACTTCAAGACCGATGGACGGATGACCGGAGCGGTCACCGTCTGTCAGACCGACGACGGCGCGATGGAAATCCTCTCGGGCCATCACCGGACGGAAGCGGCGATCGCGGCAGGCTTCGAGGAAATCGAGGTCGTCTGCATCACCACCCCGTTGAGCGAACAGCGCAAGGTCGCAATCCAGCTCTCGCACAATGCCATTTCCGGACAGGACAATCTCAACGTCCTGGCCACCATGTACGAAGGCCTGGACCTCACCTCGAAGAAGTTCTCCGGCCTCACCGACAGCGTGCTGGAATCGCTGGGCAAGCTCCCAACGGTCGCCATCACGTCCCTCGTCACCGACTATCAGGAAATCCTCCTGGCCTTCCTCCCCGAGGACAAGGCCCGGCTGGACGCCCAAATCGAGCGGCTGAAGTCCGGCTCTCAGAAGCGTCCGAAACTCGCCGCACGTTTGGCTGACTTCGACCAGACCTTCGAAACGATCGTCCGGGTCAAACATAACCTCAACGTGCTCAACACCGCCCTCGCTATTCTCATGATGGCAGAGCTTGCCGGAGAGAGACTTGACCAGCTCGAGAACGAAGAAACCAGCGGCCAAACCGAAGCGGGCACGCCGCAAACCGAACCACGCTAACCCAAAGCCGCAGGAGCAGCAGCAAGAGCGCTCCGCCGACGGAAGGTTTCGTCCCTCACGCAGGCGCGCGCGTGAAGAGGGGCGGCGGCGCGGCCCCAACAATGAGTTTATCCCGACCAATGCCGATCGGCTGCTGGTCCAGGACGGCGCGGCCTGCGGTGTGCCTCATAAGCTCCTGGCTTCCAAGCTCGGGATCGATGACGAAACATTGCGCAAGTATTTTCGGCAGGAGCTCGACGAAGGCCTTTACACAGTCGGCCGGGCGATCGGCGGCGGCTTGGTCACCCTGGCGACGTCCTCGAAGGACGAAAAGGTCCGGGCCGATCTCTCGAAGTTCTATGCCGAATGCCATATGGGCTGGCGGCGCTCCGGCGATGTGCAGACCGCCGGCGGAGTGACGGTCGTCATCAGCCGGCAGGACGCTGAGCTATGACGACGCGGCGCACTGAACACAAGGTCAATACTGGCTGGCTTCAAGCCATGAAGAGCGGCGCTAGAAACGCGGTTCGTCGCGAGCGTGGCCGCCTGCATCCTGTCGATATCAAGGTTTTGATCAAGCTCGCCAAAGAGGCCGCCGATAAGCAACCGGTCTCTGGATGACGTTTGGCCTCACCGTCAAGCAGATCGAGGCCAATGCGATTTTAGCGTCTCCAGCTCGTCATATCATGCTGGCGGGCGGCTCGCGGTCTGGCAAAAGCTTTCTGACGGTCCGGGCGATGGTGATCCGGGCGCTCATGGCGCCGGCCTCCCGGCATGCGGTCTTCCGGCTGCGGGCCAATGCGGTCTGGACCTCGATCGGCCTCGACACCTTCCCCAAGGTGATGCGGCTGTGCTTTCCGGAGGTTTCCTACAAGCCGCATGTGCAGGACCGTTATTTCACTCTGCCGGGCGGCTCTGAGATTTGGCTGGGCGGCCTCGACGAAAAGGATCGGGTCGAGAAAATCCTCGGCATGGAGTTCGCGACGCTGTTCTTCAACGAGGCGTCGCAGATCCCTTATTCCTCGTATCTGGTCGCCCTGACCCGCCTGGCGCAGGTGGTGCAGCGGTCGAACGGGACGACCTTGCCACAGCGCTGTCTGGTCGACTTGAACCCATGCGGCACGTCGCATTGGACCAACCGGCTCTATGTCCAGCATATGTCGCCGGACACGCGGGAGCCGATCAAGAACGGCCATAACTATCGCTTTCTCTACATGAACCCCGGCGACAACCGGGCCAATCTCTCGGACGATTACATCGCCAGCCTCGAGGCGCTGCCAGAGCGCCAGCGCCGGCGGTTCTTCGAGGGCCTGTTTATCGATGAGATCGATGGCGCTCTCTGGCCCTATGAGCTTCTGGACCGCTGCCGCTGCGAACTTAACGACAAGCCGCAATTGGAACGGGTTGTCGTCGCGATCGATCCGAGCGGCACCGCGGGCGGCGAGGACACCCGGGCCGATGACGTCGGGATTGTTGTCGCTGGAAAGGGAATCGATGGCATCGTTTACATTCTGGCGGATCGCACTTGCAACCTGCCGCCGGTCGGATGGGGGCGCGTGGCGGTGAACGCCTATCATGAGTTTCAGGCCGATCGCGTCGTCGCCGAGCGCAACTTTGGCGGCGCCATGGTCGAGCACGTCATTCGGACGACGGACTCGCGCGTGCCCTACAAGGAAGTTCTGGCCTCTCGCGGCAAAGCGGTGCGGGCCGAACCGATCAGCGTGCTCTACGAGCAAGGGCTTGTCCGGCACGTTGGGCGCTTTGCCCATCTCGAAGAGCAAATGTCGAATTTCTCAACCGCCGGCTATCTCGGCGATCGCTCCCCCGACCGCGTCGATGCGCTGGTCTGGGCGGTTCATGAGCTGATGCTTAGCCCGCGACCTTCAGCGCCTGTATTCGGAACCTATGGGAATACTGACTGATGGCAGAGCTAACCCCGAACAACCCCTCGTCCGATTACAACGAGATGGCACCCTATTGGGCCATGATCGATGCGATCCTCGACGGGACGCCGGCCATGCGGGCAGCGGGCGAGAAATATCTGCCAAAGTTCGATGGCGAGGCCAATCCGGATTATGAGTTCCGCCGGAGGAACGCCAAATTCACCAATATCTACCGCGATATCGTCGAGGCGCTGGCGGCGAAGCCTTTCTCGAAGGAAGTCGCCTTGGTCGACGGCTCCGCATCGACCGCGGTTCAGGAATTTTGCGAGGATGTGGATGGGCGCGGCAATCATCTGCATGTCTTTGCCGCGAACCTCTTCTTCACCGGCATCAACAAGGCTGTTGATTGGATTCTGATCGACAAGCCCCCGGTGCCCGAAGGTGCCGTGTCGAGGCAGGATGAGGCCAGCCTTGGCGTGCGCCCTTATTGGGTGCGGATCCCGGCCGACAATCTGATCGCCGTCTATTCGGCGACGATCGGCGGCCAGGAGCAAATCGTTCATGCGCGCATCCTCGAAAATACCGTCGTCCGCGAAGGCTACGGCGAAAAGACCATTAAGCGCGTCAGGATCTTCGATCGTGATGTGGCTTATGATGCGGATGGCGTCGCGTCGGCCGGCCCTGCGAGCTTTCAGCTTTGGGAAGAAGTTGTTCAAACCTCCGGCTCGTCGGCGGCGAGCAAATGGATTCCTGTTGCGGGCGGCCTGATCGCGATCGGCATCATTCCGCTGATCCCGTTTATCACCGGCCGCCGCAAAGCCGGGTCCTGGTGCTTCAATCCGCCGATGCAGGACGCCGCCTATACGCAAGTCGAGCATTACAAGCAGGAAAACGCCCTGCAATATGCGGCGGATAACACGGCTTTCCCCATGCTGGCGGGCAATGGCGTCACCCCGATGATCGGCAGGGACGGCAAACCGCTGCCAGTGCCGGTCGGCCCCAAGCGGGTGCTCTATGCGCCGCCGGCGGTTGGCGATAGCACCGCGCATGGCGAATGGGCGTTCATCGAGCCGAGCGGGACGTCGCTGACGTTTCTCGCCGAGCAAATCAAGTCCACCGAGAAGCAATTGCGCGAACTTGGGCGCCAGCCGCTCACGGCGGACACCGGCAATCTGACGGTTGTCACGACGGTCTTCGCCGCCCAAAAGGGCAACACGGCCATTCAGGCCTGGGCGCTGAATTTGAAAGATGCGCTCGAGAAAGCATTGCAGCTCACATGCCTTTGGCTGGCGGACTCGAGCGAACCGGAAGTCTCCGTCTACACGGATTTTGCGATCGATGTCGAGACGGACCGGGCCGTCGATGTGCTTCTCGCGATGCGGGCAAACAAGGACATCAGCCGCGAGGCTTTGATCAACGAGGCGAAGCGGCGCGACTGGCTGAGCCCGGAATATGACGCCGAGGAAGACGAGGAACTGATTGTCTCGGAAGGTTTTGTCTGGAGGGCTGGAGACGGCTCCCAGATGCCAGGTGGCCAGGCACCAAACGCCGAACTGCCGAGCGGTGGAGACACCGCAAACAAAACGGGGAGACCCGTAGAGGAAAACGATGGAACTGAAACTTGATGATGCAGGGCACGCCGTACTCAAGGACGG